TCACCATGACTACAGGTTGCATTACCTTGAATGTAATACGTCTGATCAGGATCAGTTATGACATGGAACTCAATGCTGGTTGCAGCAGTGATAGCTTCTCCCGGCCAATACCGTGAGAACTTTTGACTACCATCTGTATCTACATAGTTACAGCCCATAAATACACCCGAAGGTTTTAGGGTAGCACCAATAGATTCAGAAATAGTACCACTAGCTTCAATACAGATTAAGTCACCAGTATACAGTTTCTTGGGAGCACGAGTTATAGTCGTGGGGGAAATAAAAGTAGTTGTTCCACCAGTATTATAATTCTGTCCCTTTTTTCGAGCAGGAAGGAAGCCACGTAATGCTCTTGTACTAGACATATTATTTCTCCTTCCAGTTAAAGACTAATCCTGAAACGTAGGAGTTCGTCCTTTAAATGTTCTCGATTTACTATTATTGGAAATAGGCATCTTAGAGTTGGATGAGTTCATTAATTGAGAATTAACGGCTTCCAACATATCATTTGCCTTAGTCCTATAATGCCTTCTTTTGGCCTCCAGCTTTACCGTAGGTATCTTACCCAAGGCAATGTCTCCACGACTGACAACTCCAGCATATCGGCCTTCTTCTCTCACGACAGAAGTTGATCCCATCTCAGGAACTTCTTCAGGAGTAACAAATTCCCATCCTTGTGATTGCTTCTTACCAATTTCTTGGTAATCATCTTGACCATTAAGAAGGATTCTTAGCCAGCCAAGAGATATATCTTGCTGTTCAAATCTTTCTTCAACTCCACGAGGAATATGAGTCGCGTTTGGCTCTTCAAAGACGTATTCTGTTTCTTCTCTGGTTTCGTTTTCCCTTGATTTAGAATTACGTGATTCTTCAATACGTGTCATAATTTCTCCTCCACGTTACGTTTTAATTGCTGTGTACTCACCATCGGCATTCTCTACCTTTAGCTTTTCAGCAGCATATTGTTCAAGTGGTATGCCCCAGTTTTGAGCAAGCCTTACATCTTCTTTCGTCAGCTTTACCTTACCGGAACTTGGAGTGGAACGTGAGGCTCCAGCTACCACCTGAGCAGGTTGTGACGGTTTTTCCTGCACCGGATCTTTAATTTCCTCAGTGTTGAATTTGTGAGGAAACGATTCTTTAATTCGATTGTCAATTTCATTATAAAATTCTGGATCATTTGGACTATAGCCTTCTTCTTTTAATTCGGCATCTAAAGCAAGAGCAGCAGCAGTCATTACCCTATCCTGCCCAAACCAATCATTATTCTGTGACCACTCAACTGCTCTTGGATCTGTTGTATTCTGTGGTGGAGCATATTGTTGCTGTTGTGGTACTGCTTCCTGTTGTGGTTGTGCATGCTCTAATTCAACTTTGGCCGTATTAAGAGATTTTATATCGGTTTGTGCCTCATTTAAAAACTCTTGAGCTTGTAAAATCTTGGCTGAATCTCCTTCTGCATGTGCTGCTTGATAGGCAGCTCGTGCCAGTTCCATTTTATCTGTAAGTTGCTTCTCATTTGCATCAAGATGCAATTTACTTATATTGGAAAATTCCTGTTCTCTTGTACTAATTTTACCAGTTAATTCCTCGTTTTGTCTTATAAGCTGAGAGATCTGATCATCACGATCTTTTCTCTGTTTAATTAACTGACGTATTCTTTTCTGAGCACCCTTCGTTTCTATACCATCAAGTTCCTGTGGCTCTTCTTTTTTTGCTTCCACTTTCTCTTTTGGCTCAGTATCAGAAGGAGCTTCTGTCTTTAATTCTTCTTCTACTTCAAATTCTACCTTATCTTCTTCTTTATCTGGACCAGAAGTTTCTACTTCAGTCCATTCTTCTTTATCAATCATTTCAATTCCTTTCGTTGCTTACGAGGCATACGGTTTCACGTTGGTATCTTATTATACTATAAAATATATTAATATGCAAGTGCTAAGATCCAGAAGTTAAATTAAATGTAGGATCTAAATCTTTTGGATGTTCCACTCTACATATAACCTGATCATCAAATAATAGTATTAGTCTGACCGATTTATAGAATATCTTTTGACCAGCATGTTTGGCATAACAAACGAAGTCTCCTTCACTACACCAAGAGCCATTGGGAAATTTTATCTCGTCTTGATAAGCTAATTCTCCTATGGATAGAACCTTTCCTACGGTGGTAAGATAGGCCATATCATCTCTGGTTGAATCGGGAAGTACTATTCCTCCCTTTGTTACTCCTTTTATACTTACTGGTCTTACCAGAATATGATATCCCGGTAGTTCTGGTAGAGGTTTCGGATCTTTGATCTCGTCCTCTGTAATCCACATATCGTTTTTAATGGCATTACCTAAATGTACCTGTTGCATTTACTCCTCTTCGTCATACATTCGACGTTTAACTATGGTTGTAAAAATTTCTCTTGACCATTCAATTCCTTGAATATGTCCTACAAGTTGACGATAATGAGAATAACTTTCTGCTGTACCATTTGATATAATAGTTTTTAATCTGTTTAACTCCTCATTATAATCTTTTATTACTTCATCCCAAATTTCCATTAGGACATAACCAATATCACTACTACTGAAGCAAGAACTCCAAAAGCAATCCAAGATGCAGAATCAAAATTATTTAAAAATTTCATATATCTGCACATGCATAACAATTAATTTCTAGTCCTACAGAAATTTCTTTCACAATAGGGGCTGTCCACATAACTATTTCTCCTTATGATCTAACTGGTTTGGGATATTTCCATCCTGAATCGGGACGTTCGTTCAAAACACCTTTACGTGCTCTTGCACCAGCTCCACCATCATCAATGGAACGTTTGGTAAAATCACCGTAAAGACCATTATCTTTATTGGGAACATGTTCTGGCATAGCATTGGTAATACCCCGATCATCATTCTTTACATGAGTGGGATATCCGTTGGTTGTTCCCTTTGCATCATTGGGATAGTGAGTTCCTCCATATTTAGGCATTTTCAGTCTCCTTTCCTTTTAGTTTCTTCTCGTATTGTTTGATTTATAAGTTCGGCTGCTTTTATATCTTTTTCTTTTTCAATATCAGCAGCCTTTTCCAGAACTCTTGCTCTGATCTTTTTATCATCTGTACCTGCTTTTTGTTTTTCAATAGCTAATTTAGTTATCATATCCAAAGATTTCATATCTGAATTAGTTTTTAATTTCTGATCTTCCATAGAAACCTTTGTTAGAAGTTCCAGAGATTTCATTGTTTCCTTACTTGCCCTATCAAGATCAGCTTTCTCCTTACGGAATGTTACTTGATGTCCTTCAGATACAACTTCCTTCATAAGTTTTGCTTCTTCCAGTTGAAGTTTCTGTGCATCAAGAGTAGCTTCGGCTGCATTCTGTGCAGCTTCTATTTGTAATTTCTGCTGTTCAAGTTCAACTTTTTTCTGTTCCAGTACAACAAGTTGTTGTTCTGGAGATTTAGCTATACCAGCAGCCTTATTTGCATTCAGTACTTGCTGTGCAGCATAGATCATTGCACCTTCTACAACTTCCGGTGTTTGCTCTGTAGGTGTTTCTTCCAATGCAGCCTTTGTTATACCATCCATCTGTTCCTGATATTTATGAACCATGTGTTCCTGAATATTTGCTTCCAGTATTGGACGAATACGTTGCATTGTCTGACTACCACCATTTATAGGATCTTGAAGATAAGCCATCTTTATCTGTATATGTGCATCATGATTCTGACCAGTGAAAGCTGCAATAGGCATTCCTTTTACTGCTGCCATAATATCTGATACGGGATCAAGATTTTGTGGCTTAATCTTGGGTGGAAGTATTTCTTCCAGATTCGGCATATTGGCAGCATTTAAAATTGTTCTGTTAAGTGCTTCCATATTAAACAAGCCGGGAGGGGATTGCTGGGCCATTTGCATGGCCATTTGTGCAATCATAAGACGGTGAGCATTGGATGGAATATTTGGATCACTGACGGGGATCACGTCCACTCTTCCATCGAAATCGGATTTCAGTATGCTCCGATTTTCAAATGGCACTTCATACGGATATTCATTTGGAAGATAATCATAGTCAATTCTTGCCAAGATCCTAAATTCATCTCTTTGAGACTTGTGTAGTCTCTTGTGAATTGCAGAGAAGAATTTACTGGATGCTTCCAGTAATGCCATTGTCGTCCCTACAGGACCATAGGAAGATGCTTCCGATACAATTTGTTCTGTACTGTCGGCAAACTTCTGACCTGCCATTGTTACAAATCCAAGCATTTGAAACAAAGTCGAGGAAGGCTCTTTATAAGGAAGAGGAACGATAGCCTTCGCGAGATCAATACCTGTAGATTCAACTTCTTTAAACTCACCGGGGCTGATTGGATCATTATCCCCAACCATTCTAACACCCTTGGCCTTAAACCCTCCCGGCAGGTTTGCAAATTGACCTGCATCAATGAGGCTTCTCATTGCTGCTGTGGCACTCATGGTAAGATTACCAAGGAAGTGCATCAGGCCAAACCCGTAGAAACCAAATCCAGGTACGAATCTATAATGGACAAAGTGACTTATCTTTTCCTTGTTCGTGTCGTCAGATTTATAGTTTCTACGAATACATAAAACTTTTCTTGACTGCTCTTCCACCGTTACAATATAGGGAAGAGCTATTCCGTCTTCTGAATTAGGTTCGTCTAACTCCAGATAACAGTGTTGTTCAAGTAGAACATATTGTGGATCTGTATCCTGTGTTGGAGAGAACCCTAGTATTGTATCCATCTTGGATGCAAAAGCCGTGGGTTGTGGATCAGTTGCATCCGGTAAGTCTGTATCCGAATATATACCGGAACGAATATCTTTTGCCAGGTCAACAGGACTACGATAAATTACATGAGTATATCTATCGGCCTTGGACAAGTTACTTGAATAATAAGATACGTAGAATTGATCAATAGGAACAAACTCAGATACCGGACGTTTAAGATTTGCATCGTAATATACTTTTTTAAATGCAGATCCAATAAGTGGAAGATGAAAGAGCATCTTTTCAAATTCGTCAAAGTACTCTGGCATCTGCTCCGTGAGCTGATAGTTCATAAAGTTCTTGACACGATTGGCTTGCCTTTCTCGATCAGGAGTTGACTTGCCAAGGATCTGTGTCTTGATTGGCCCTGCCGATGGAAATAATTCCTGTGATGCTTTACTCTGGAATTTAACTGCCGACTCTATGAGTAATGGATGGACGGCAGTACATGCTCCTTCAAATGGTTCTGAAGTTTCCTGTATCTTTAGACCTAACAGGTCAAAGCCTCGTTCAAACATAGACTCCCATTCCTGTCGGGAATTTTTATCTGAATCATAATTATTATAAACAGTATTTGCTATTTCACTTAATTCACCATCATCTAAACTATCTGCAAGATTTGCATACCATTCTTTGACGGTAGATTCTGCTTCCATCTCTACAGTATTTCTGAAATCAACTATGACACCCCCATCAGGTTCCAGTTCAAATGTAGCTTCCTGTTCCTCTGCAACAGGAACAGGATTCATTGGTACAACATTTGTACCCTGTTGTGGTATCTGTTCAAATGGATTTCGTTCTGTTGCCATATTTATTCCCGTCTATATTTTAAAATTGTGGTCTTATGAGTGGATAAGGAGAAACTATATCAGATCCTTCTCCTGCTGGACTAGGTTGATACATTGCTGCTGCTGCACCTATAGGAGTGGCTCTTTTAAATTTGCTTAATGCACTGGCAATGTTTGCCATCTGTACTGGAGATTTACTTTCTATTTGTTTTGGTGCTTCTGGTTTTGGTCCTTCTATTGCTTCTGGTTTAGGTGCTCCAAGTTTTCCTAAAGCTCTACGTAATTCTTTAAAAGTACGAGTTGTAGCTATATCTTTTAGACGATCTTCAATTATAGATGGCTCCGGTAATAATACAGGTTCTTCTTTAGCTTCTTCTGATGGAAAATTAGCTTCTTCTTGTCCTATTTTAATAGCCTTTCTAATTTCTTCATCTAATATAGTAGTAGGATTATCAGACTCCTCAAGAGTATCTGGGGATATAGAGGCTCTTACTTTTACTTTTTCTAACCTATCATATAGAGTATCCAAATCTTTCACTTCTGAGGAAGATCCATAATAACCTCTATCTGCCCAATCTTTAAGTTCTTTTATTTCATGATCAATTGAAAAACCCTTACTTATATTTTCACGAAAATTACTAAATCTTTTATAAAAGACATTATCCCATCCAGTATTAGATTGTTTCTGTAATTCATGTGCTATTAAATGTACTTCGTCATCACTATATCCTTGATCTCTTAAATCTTCTTGAATATCTAGATTAATGTCGAGCATCTTTTGCTCTGTTTCTCGTAAAGCAACATGCATATTATGAATATATTCCTGCATATCTTCTGTTATTTGCTCATCTCGTTCCCCAAGGCCTTCACCCCAATAATCTACATCCCATTCAGGTGGATCAAGTATCTCACTTACAACTCCTTTATCAGAAACAACATCATCAAAAAATTCTAGATATGTTCTATCTTTATGTGCTCCAAGTGATAATAATTTTCTTACATTTTGATTTAGAGAGGTAGCCGGTACTTTAATAAGTTTACCTTCTCCTGTAAGGAGATCAGCTAATCCACGAATAGCAGTCGAATCTAAAACATCAGAAGCTAATGCACCTGCTCCTGTTCTTAAAGCTTTTCCTAATACTTCTCGTCTGGTTAATCCAGTTTCAGTTTTTGGTTTTATATCTTTCCCAGCCATAAATAATCCCCTGCATGAATAGTGGAATAAATATCATACAACTAATAAAAATTAAATAGTTCATAATCTCATTATTATACACCTAAGTTCTCCAATATGCAACCCTTTTCTTTCTTTTAGGTTCATCTTCCCAATCTGGATCTTCAGGATGGGTTATGTGCCAGGACTCTCTCATGTAATGAATTGCCATTGTAAGGGCATCTACCTGATCATCATGAGCTGCATTGGGAAACTGTATCAGTTCTTCCACAAGATCATCAGCCCACTTCTTATTTTTTGGTATCCATACTCTTCCCGACTCTATCAATGGAGAAGCAGCATAAACACGACTAACCTTATCTCTGTCTGGAAGATATTCTCTTACGGGAAGACCACCTCTCCTCATATCCTGTATTAGTGACTGACCACTTGCCTTCTTCTCCACTATGCATACGTCAGGCTTAAACTCATTATATAGTAATTGGGATATTCTACGTAGTTCAGGATATTCAAATCTTCCTTTTATATTTCCCAGGAGGATTAAATTGGATACATAACTTTCTTTGCCAAGTTCATCTTCGTCGAACATGGAAAAGATACCCCATGTTTGAATTACACTAAAGTCTGCCGTGGTTCGGGTGGAGAAAGCTGTATCATATGTTTGTAATAAGAAATCACAGGTGGGAGGATCGTCATATTCCCACCATTTAACCCATCTCTTCTTGATCAGTCCACCTTCTTCCGGTGTAGGATCTTGCATGTACAGAGCATTCCAGTATCTTGCTCCATTGGATGCCTTAATCTCATTCTCATCAATCTGTAATATATGTTCTGGCTTCCATTCTGGAAAATAGGAGCTACCTACGGGTAAATTCAGTAATTCTGCTGCATCATCATCCAGCCATGCAGGAATACGTATTACTTCCCACGGAAGAGTTTTATATTCACTCATATCCTCTTCTTGTTTCAGGAGCCAGCCACATAGATCATCGTAGTGGTAACGAGTATTGATGATGAGTATAGCCCCATTGGGCATAATACGGGTTCTTAACCCGGCAGGATACCATTCCTTTACATATCTACGTCCTGCTTCGGAATATGAGTCCTCTTCGGACATCACATCGTCCAGTATGGCTATATTAGCCCCTCGTCCTGCAATTTGGCTACGTACTCCGGCTGCATAGTACGTACCATTTTGTGTTGTCTTCCACTTACCTGCTGCTCTAACGTCTGTTCGGAGAGAAACACCCTTGAAAATATTCTGAAACTCTTCAGAATTAACAATGTCACGGACAGAACGGCCAAAGTCACTAGAAAGTTGATCACTATGAGAAACAGTAAGAATTTCATGTTCTGGATTTCTCCCAATATACCATGCTGGAAACAATTTGGAACAGATAACAGACTTGGAGCTACGTGGTGGTAGAAACACCATCAGTCTCTTTACTTCTCCAGACTCTAATTGTTTTAATTTATTTGATATTAGCTCAATATGTCTCCCCATTTTCCAATCAGAGATTAAAGTGGGGGCCATTAATCGAACAAACGTAAGGAAATCTGTTTTAGTTTCCTGTAGTACACTTATACTAAGTAGATTATTGAGGTTTATGAAGGGATTTAATATATTTTCTTGTTCTATATCCATTTAAATCCTATTTAAAATAAAAAAATTAATAAAAGTTATATTAAGAATAAAAAAGTTAATAAAAGTATTATTAATAATATATAATATAATTATAATATATATAATTATACACTAAAAACTTTAAAGATCCAAATAGTTTTTTTATTAGCCCATAAATATTTGGTAAATATGTCACATCCCCCTTTTATATATCTACTCTCTATCGTGTTCTTCTCCCTACCCCCTCTAGATTGTTGATATATATACAACTCTCGAGTGTTAAATGATACCTTAGTATCATTTGACACTCGATAGACCTTGTGATGAGAGGTCCGAGTCTCCTCACCTCTCGTCCATCCTTTTAGGCCAATATCTCTAGACTTTAGATTGTCAGAATAGTGAAGAAGATATTATAAACTCTTGATCTGTAAAGAATCTCACCAGAATTTTCTTCTTTTTATGAAGAAGAAAATTATGATGAGATCCTAGCAGATCTTAGAGTTTAATACTTCTTCATATATTCTGACAATCTAACCTAGAGAAAGGATTGGCCTAAAATGGCTGGACTATTCGATGGTATGGTTGAGATCGTACTCGGACCTCAAGATCACAAGGTCAAGTTACGTAGACTCAGCTCAGGTACTCCTTACACTCAGGAGTCTGCTGAAGAGTGTTGCTTCCGGATGCTTGAGATAGCTGATGAGCATTCTGCTCAACCGGATATATTTGCTAAAGAGTCTGATCTCAGAGTTAAGCCTGACGGCTTCACTTCGGATCAGATGAGAGAATACATAGCAGCTTCTTCCAATGAAGATGGAAGCTCTAATCTTGTTTACAAGATCACACAGGGTAAATTTGGTCCTGGTATGTGCATCTTTAAGCAAGAAGAGTCGTACGAGGTTCAAGGACCAAAGACTCTCGTATTCTAGCTAACAACCCGAAGATTGAGAGAGAGTGGTATCCTCCCTTACCACTCTTTCTCTTTTTTCTTTTTTTTTATTTGTTTTCACTCGAAGTTAAACACATAGGCATGATTGTCTTTTATTAGGCATGATTGTCTTTTATTAGGCATGATTGTCTTTTATTAGGCATGCTTGTCTTTTATTAGGCATGCTTGTCTTTTATTAGGCATGATTGTCTTTTATTAGGCATGATTGTTTATTAGGCATGATTGTTTATTAGGCATGATTGTTTATTAGGCATGATTGTCTTTAATATATTAAAAAAATCTCAAGTCTTTTGGGACTTGAGATTTTTTTAATTATAATATAATATATTTTAATTAGAGGAGTTAAAAATGATGTATGGGAACGGTCTTATTTATATTAATAGTATAGATGAATGGAAAAATAAGATTCGGTTAACTGTAATTGATAGTGTCGAAGAGACAGAGATGTACGTTTTGCTGACTCCTAAAGAGTCTTATAATTTGGCAAAGGATCTCTCGTTCCTCTCCAATCTTGTGTCTACTGAAAGGAAGAAATAATATGTCCGACAATAAGAGTCTTGAAGATAGGTTAAAAGCTCTTGTGTACAGCTCGATTGCTTTGAAAAATTCATTAGTAGCTGTGTTGAATTTTATTGACGAGACAATTAACTCTGATGAACTCACATCTGATGAAAAGATAGTGGTCTTGCAGCAGATTTTTATTACAAGCAGAGATTTGTTTGTAGAAGAAACAGACCTGGCATTTTGGAAACTAGAAGTAGGAGAAGATTAATATGGCTGAAGCTACCAAGAAAGATCCAGGCATAAATGATATGCTCATGAGTGTCTTTGGTGTAGATCGAGTTGGATCTATAACTGATGATAAGTGTGTCTCCTGTAAGGAAGATGCAACAAAGTTTACTGATGCCTTATCCCGAAAGGAATATGGCATCTCCGGTCTGTGTCAGTCATGTCAAGATCAAATCTTTGGTGCATCAGATGAGTAAAGGTAGATATGGATGGGAATATATTACTCAGACCCATCGTTTACATTCCGGTGGACGATTCACTGAAGTGTTGGTCAATAATATTGCATCATCTGAACCATTAGCTTTATTCTATGGTGCTAATGCTAAATTGAATGCACGAAAGTTTATCTTTTACTCCGAACAAGAGGATGAGAAACGTTATGCATAAACCCAATAAAGAAATGATCTTTTGGTTAGATGAGTTCAATGGTAAAGCTAAAGGAGGATTCTTTTATCGAAGCAAGATTGCTATTGAGATAGATGATATTCAAACTCGTTTTGGTTTGAAGGTAGTTGGTATTCGTTTAGAAGAAGAAGGTAATGAACCATCCTGGAATGTAGAATTTATTACAGAGGCTCAAGATGATGAAGAAGATAGCTAACATCGAACTCCATCCTGCCGTCTTAATCCCTAAGAAGGATCATCCTTTACACATAGATAAGGTAAAGAGATGGCTCATTAAGAACCATGATCTTGCAAATAAATATGCACGATTGTCCCGAAAGAAAGAGAAAGGTACTCTTGCTTTGAGTTTGATTCACGAGGGTTATGTCAAAGAGATAAGACATTACCTTAGACATGGTGATTGGATCTCCAGTTTCTATGGAGAAGATCAGGAGTTTAAGACAGAGTGGAGAATTATTGCTTAATGAGGCATGATTGTTTTTAATCATGATTGTTATTAATAAAACAATCACAAACTTTCAAGTCTCTTGGGACTTGAAAGTTTGTGATTGATAATTAATTAAGGATTAGAATAATGTTTAAAGTTACTTCAGGAGATACGTTTAATGGTTTTCATATGACCTTTGAAAATGGATGGACTGTCTCCGTTCAGTTTGGAAAAGGTAATTATGCAGAACATCATGGAGGATTTGAAAGAGATCAACCGGAGTTTACTGAATTTCCTATGGGTAAACTTCACAAACAATTTTCATGTGACTCTACTTCTGCTGAAATGTGTTCTTTTCATGAGGATTATGATAGAGATAAAGAAGTTCTTCTACCTACAGAAAGAGAAAAAGAGAATTATTACTCAGCCTATCATTATCCAAAAGATGTTCTTGGTTGGCAGACACCAGATGAAGTGGCTGTATTCATTAAGAAGGTGAGTAACTTACCATTACCTAGTTTAAGAATCATGGGATTTGAAGCCCGAAAGGAAGAGGACGATGAATGATAATAGTTTGATACGATCAGATATAGGCTTGCCATTTCTCTTGGGATGGTATAAAGAAGTAGATAGATGGGAGTTCTATACTGCTCTTCCGAAAGGGTTGATCATGTGGGACATGTTCGATCATGAAATTCATAATGAGGATATTAGCTAATGAATGCATGTACTTGGGGAATGAATGAATTTAAAATAACATTTCACCAATTGGATAGTGAAACTCAGACTCTCACCATAAGCTTTAAAGAAGATGATGGGAGTGATGTAGAATATACAATGCACTCCGGTGTAGATCATCATTTCTCTGAAGATTTTTTGAAACTATTTAATGTCAAGATGGAGAAATACAATGAGTAGAATAATTGAGTTTACCCAACGTGAATATGATAACAAGTGGATTTGTTGGGAGCTAATGGACTCACTAAAGAAGGGAGGAATAGGACAGACTGATACCTGGTCCCGATACAAGTGGGTTATTACTGGTATATGGGATACAAAACCGTGGATCTATATACGACACTACATCGAAGGTGATCCTCTTTATAAGGAAGGAACTAGAAAGAATGGAAAACCTATATACACTTTTAATCTGTAGTATAGTGTGTCTACCTTTTCTAATTACGGTAGGGTTTTTTGCATATCATCAGTTAAAGGAGTGAAGAAATGTATTTAAAGCCTATAAGATCCAACATGACAGAGCTGCAGCTTGATGATGGAACTACTGTATTGTTCTCATATGAAACACCAGTGGCATGCAGTACTGTCAATGGGTGGTTTAAAACTGAGCAATGGTATAGTAAAACCACAACCAAGCATGTTAATAAATGGTTGGAGGGTGTAAAAGCCCAAGTAAAGCCTCAAAGTTTCTTTGCAACCTTAGTTAACTGGTCTATATAAATTATGACCATTGAACGATGGAAAGGAGGCTGGTATGTTCTTGATGGTCCTGATCCAGTGGTTCTTAAATTAGGACCGTTCTTGACATTTCTAGATGCTTATACTATCTTAAACAGACTTAACTTTAATCGAAAGGCATTGTCATGAATTTTGTAATTCGTTTACGTAAACGTGATCGTTACTTTGGAACTCGTAAGACCAAAGAGGGCCGTCGTTTTGATCTTGGTAAACTATACCTTCATCTGGCTCCGGCCACACACTTTTGGAATATAAAAGGTATCGTTGATATCCGTGGTCGTACTTTTGTGGTATAATAAGGGAGGAAGAGGGGGCATTACACCCCCTCACTTCCTAAACTGGAGAAACTCATGAGAAAACATAGAGTTATAAAGATAAAAAATCCTGATTGCAAAGAGCCTAATATAATGTTACAAAATTATACTGGATTATGGAGAACATTAAGAGTAAAGGCTGCTTTAAATAATCCATATGGAATTATAGTTAAGATGGGAAATACTTCATATAAAGTGGAGGCATAAGATGTCAACCTATAACAGTGAAGATATAGCACGGAGTAGATATAAATATAAAGAGCATCGTGATATTGACCCTGAGATGCAAGATTATTTATTGTCCGTTGCAGATGTATCTAATATCTATGAGCTTGATATACAAGAGATCAATGATTATCTCAATGAGATGGAACAATACTACGACGAACTACATGCATTAGAATTTGAAAACTTAGTACATAGGAGTGCTTAATATGTTTGATCATTCACAAATTAACTTTAATGTAGCAACAGAATCTTTATTCCATGACAATAAAGAATATACTCCTGACTTTGGTGACAGGATGGAACACTTACCTAAAGATATAGGTGTAGTATTAAAACGTACTGATACTAATGAGCCTCTTGCCGTAGTCTCTGAGGCATATGTACCTGTTCAGTATGATCCTCTAGTAAGTAAAGTAGAAGAGGCACTTACCTTATCAGGTCTTGACATGACCGAAGCTGAGTTTGAAACCAATGTTTTTGACAATGGTGCCAAGCTAGAGTTACGTGCCAAGTTTCCTGCTCATAGTTTATATCTTGATAGGAACAATCAGAACTCAGACTCAGTTATACCAGAGTTTTGCTTTCGGACTTCACATAATAGAACCTGGGCCAACAATGGTATGATGGGACTATGGAGAAGTAAGTGTTGGAACACATTGGTATCCGGTGACAAACTGGCCTATGTCTATGGTAGGCATACCAAAGGCTTTAATGTCTCTGCATTTGCTCTAAAGATTAAGAATGCTGGAGCATACATAGCTGGTGATGGTCTTAATCAAATGAGGAAGTGGTATCATACTGAAGTATCTCGTGATGCTACCATTGATCTGTTCACCAAGACACTTGCAAAGAGAACAGATAATGTTACTCGTAAAGCAGTAGCTAACAAGGTTATGTTGTCTAATCTAATGAAGATATTCGATGAAGAGAATCGTCACATACATGGTCGTAGTCTTTATGAAGGATATGCCACCCGAAATAAGGGTACATTATGGACTGCATATCAGGCAGCTACTCATTGGTCCAGCCATGATAAGAATACAAATGCTCGACCAGCCCACAATGTAATAGGATCAAGAGAAGATAAAGTAAGGAAGATGATACAGTCTGATCAATGGCTTGCATTGGCAGCATAAGGAATATATACTATGATGGATCATAGTACAGTACTATTCTTTATCTTGACTTCATTCTTCTTTGGAAACATCTGTGGTATTTTTATATACCACACCTTAATAGGAATTTAGTTATGAAAGATCAGAGAGTTGCAGGTAAACGTAAGAACAATCCAATGGCAAAGCAACTCTCTGATCCTCTTTGGAAGATGAGAGTTGTTCAAAGTAAAGTACTATATAATAGAAAGATTAAACATAGAAGGAGTAATAATGTGGGTAATATCAAGAAGTGATCCTGATGTAGAACTTCCAGATCTCTTGACTGATGATGATGGATCTCCTATTATTTTTAATGATAAAATATCTGCATGGAGATACATAGAATTGTTATGTAAAGATGTTAATGTAGATGTAAATCAATTTATGGAAGACGATTCAATCAATATATGTAGGCTGCATTAAATGAAAAAACTTAGTATAATTTTATGGTTGTTACTAATGGTATATTCCACAAAAGGATATGCCAATAGTGAAGAAGAGCACTATTGTCTGACTGAAGCTATCTATTTTGAAGCCAGGTCGGAGTCATATATAGGACAACTTGCAATTGCCAATGTTATTTTGGAAAGAGTAAGACAAGAAATGTTTCCCGATACTATATGTGATGTAGTACATCAATGGAATGGCTATCCACACCGACATGAATGTTCTTTTTCATACTATTGTGATGGTAAGAAAGAGATCATGTATGAAAAGGATGCTCTTATAATGGCAATGGATATTGCTACTCTGGCTTTGGAAGGAGCAATCGTGGAGGATATATGGGGAGCTACTCATTATCATACACGATACATTGAACCATATTGGATTAATGATATGTTTAAGGTTGGAGTTATTGGTGATCATATATTTTATGAAAGGGATTATTAAATGGCAATGGATATAGAACAAGAATTAAGACGTAATGTGAAGGAGTTACAAGAACAATTACAACGAGCTTATGAAAGGATTAAATCATTACAAGAAGAGATACATTCTCTAAGGAGAAAAATAAATCCAGAGACTAGCTTTCATAGTGGTATGTCTGGTTGGGCATTGATGGATGACCCAGATCACAGATAAAGAAAAGAGAAAGGATGTTGGTCTTGGACGATATGCTTTTTTAGATAAGTATGGAAAAGATATGGAACCATTTTATGATATGGTTACAGCAGAAAACATTAGAAGTATTGTTAAAGAAAGTTTAATTCAGATACGAAAGAAAAAGGAAACTCTTATGGGACGAGTAAGTGATTGGTTAATAGAGATGGAAGAAGATGCTGCAAACTTAACTCTCAGTGCTTGGATTGCAAAGCATGGTACAAATCGTAAAGATATCTGGGCAAGAGTGCAAAAAGAAAGAGAAGATCAATTGGAATTGGATATTCCTAAATGAGTAGAAGTTTTCTCCAAAAAGAAAGACAAAGAATCTTTCGGGAATTAATTCGTCAATATCAACAGGATGGATATGATACTCGTGAAGCTAAAAGAATAGCTAAACAAGATACCGATGACATTATGTCTGATAAAGAAACCTTTATTGATAACTATATACAAGATACTTGGGAAGATGTAGATGAATAGTAAAATAGTTTGCATTGAGTGGATTGATTCAGCAGAATACAATGATGCCGAATGGAAGACAGAGCAAGAGGTTAAAGATTTAAAACCTATGGTAATCAAGACTGCTGGAATATTAGTTAATGAAGATGATCTGTATTTAACCATAGCTTCATCCATTAATAATGCTGATAGTAAAGTGGATGCTGAATATGGAGGGTTGATTTCCATACCAAAGTTTGCTATATCAAAGAGGTGTTCTGTTCCAATTGGTTTCACCAATGAAACTATGAGTCAACGAATGAAGGAGATAGAAGATGAAACTTGGCCTGGACCGGGGGTGTAAATGCAACAAAAGAAATGGTTAGATAGAGGGGCATGTCCTGCTTGTGGATCAAGTGATGCCAATGTAAATCATACGGCAGGATATTCATGGTGCTTCTCTTGTGAAACTAGATTCGATGATAATGTAGTAACAATATCTAACACGAAGGTAAAATCTATGGCTACAACTGGAGAATGGGGAGAGATATCTGAAAGAAAAATATCTCTTGATACTGCCAAGAAATTCAATACGAAAGTTAAACGTAATGGTAATATAACAACACATCATCTATATGGATACTATAATGATAAGGGTGAACATATAGGAAATAAAATAAGACAGACCAAAGATAAACGTATGTGGGTGGAGGGTGAGCTGTCTGATGCTGTACTCTTTGGACAAAATATATTCACACAAAAGGCAAAGTATATTACAGTTTCAGAAGGTGAGATAGATGCCATGAGTGCCTATGAATTAATGGGATCGAAATGGCCTAGTGTTAGTATAAAAACTGGAGCTGCTGGTGCATTAAGAGACTGCAAAGAAGCCTTTAACTATCTAGACATGTATGACACTGTTGTTCTTTGCTTTGATATGGATAAGCAAGGACAAGATGCTGCTGAAAAAGTAGCTCAATTGTTCTCTCCTAATAAGTGTAAGATAATGAGGATGGAACATAAAGATGCCAATGAATATTTAAAGATGGGACAACGAGAAGCATTCAATCAATGTTGGTGGGCAGCTAAACCATATACACCGGCAGGAATTATTAACTTGAAAGATCTTGGTTCCTCCCTTTATGAAGAAGAATATTGTGAGACTTGTCTATATCCTTGGCCTAAAATGAATGAAAAGACTTATGGAATGAGAACCGGAGAGCTTACGACGTTCTGTTCTGGGGCTGGAATGGGAAAGAGTTCCATAACTAGGGAACTTATGCACCATCTATTACGTAACACACAAGATAACATAGGTATCCTTGCCCTGGAAGAAGGTATAAAACATACGGCATGGAACATCATGTCTGTCGAAGCAAGTGCTCGTTTATATATTAAGGAAATTAGATCAGGATATAGTCAAGAACAATTAAAAGAATGGCAGGATGCTACTATTAATAGTGGTAGGTTCTTTGCCTTCGATCACTTTGGATCTGTAGAGAATGACGAGATACTTGCCCGACTTAGATACATGGCCCAAGCACTTGACATTAAGTGGGCCATTTTAGATCACTTATCAATCCTAGTTTCGGGACAAGAAGATACAGACGAGAGAAAAAGTATAGATATATTAATGACGAAGCTAAGATCCCTTGTAGAACAAACAGGTATATGTCTCTTGTTGGTGTCACATTTACGTAGACCTTCTGGAGATAGAGGACATGAGGATGGTCGAGAAATATCCCTTTCACATCTCAGAGGGAGTGCAAGCATCGGGCATCTCAGTGACACCGTTATTGCATTGGAACGAAATCAACAGGATGATGATCCTATCCTATCTAATACAACGACGATTCGTATTCTAAAGAATAGATATACGGGAGATACAGGAATATCTACTCACTTGTTTTACAATAAAGATACTGGTAGAATGACAGAAATTAATAACCCTTTTGACACAGGAGATGATTAATGGGAACTAAAAAGTTTGATGAAGAACTCTATAAGAGATCTGATCCACTAACAAATGGTATTATGAATAGATGGCTTATAAGAAATGGCTATACAAATATAGATTTAAAAGAAACTTATGGAGTTGATATTACTTGTACTAAAAATAATCCTCTCACTGGAAAAACTCTTTGTTTCTTTGAAACAGAAATATCATATACC